AAGGAATTGATCAAGACTGTTAGCCCAACTCTTTATATCTCAAAGAATGGAAAGGTTGAGATTCAAATTACGGGATCGACTCAAACAATTAGTTTATTGGCGTAATTATGGCAACACAAAATAAATCAGGTCTCTACTTTTTAATGAGTATGCAGCTGCAATTAAAAATTAACGAGAAGACACCAAAAAGATATAGTAAGACATCTCGTAACAGGGACAAATGATGTGGCAGATTAGCGCGGGATTAGGGTTAGCTTTAGCACTTACGCTGGGCGCCTTTAAGATGTATCACGACAAGGTAGAGGCGGAAAGAGAAGCCTTCTATCTCCAGTTAAAACAATCCATACAAAACCAAAAGGTTCTTGAAGGGACCATTGAGTCGCAAAACGAAGACCTTCAACGAACTTTAGCTAACCATGAATTGGTTGTTGGACAAATTGAACGGCTGTCAAAAGAAAATATGGCCGCACAAAACGAAGTCATCAACATTAAAAAAAGTTTCGCCAAACATGACCTAAACATTCTTTCAATTCGGAAGCCAAAGCTCATTGAGAAAATCATAAATCGTGGTACGGGAGATGTGCTAAATGACCTTAAAAATATTACCGACCCAAACCAATTTAATAAAACTGACCCTCCTAGTCTTACTTCTGCTGGTTAGCGGTTGTGCTGTTTTTGGGGGTAAAAGCATACCTGCGGTTAACCCGGTAGAAGTTATTACTATTGAAAAGAAAGCCCCTGTTTATCATCCGCCACTACCGAATGCTATTGAAGGATATCCAGTCCAATGGACTGTGCTTAATCCGCAGTTAATGCAAGAGTATCTGGATGACCTTGAGAAAGGCAATGCCCCAACCAATGTATGGTATTCTTTAACCACAAAGGGGTATGAAAATCTATCTTCTAATATGGCGGAGATAAAAAGGTATTTAAGACAGTCGTTAAGTATTTTAAAGTATTATCGAGAACTTGATAAAAAAGAGGAAAAGGAAAACGATGAATGAAGAATTAAAAACCTCGCAAGAAGGCGTTTCTTTAATTAAATCTTTTGAAGGATGTGAGCTAACAAGTTACAGATGTTCAGCCAACGTCTCAACAATCGGTTTTGGACATACGGCTGGAGTTTCTGACGGAGACACATGCACTCAAGAAGAAGCAGAAACGATGCTGGCAGACGATTTGGTTGAGTTTGAAGACTACGTTAAAAAATACGTTGAAATCGACCTGCAACAACATGAATTTGATGCGCTGGTTGCGTGGACCTATAACTTAGGGCCGTCTAGCTTGAGAGAGTCCACCATGCTGAAAGAACTTAATAATAACAACCACGACGAGGTTCCTCGCCAAATTAAAAGATGGAACCGCGCTGGCGGAGAGGTTCTTGATGGGTTAATTAGGAGACGGGAAGCAGAGTCTTTATTGTTTAAAAATGAAGCTTGGGAGCAAGTTTAGTTTTGGCAGAAGTAAGCCTGAAAGATTTTGATATTCTTTCTCAACAAGATCAGGCAGAAGCAGTTGCGCTTTTAGACAGATATGAGCAATTAAAAAAACAAGACTCATGTCAGGCTGACTTCATTAGTTACGTTAAACACTTGTGGCCAGACTTTATTGAGGGCAGGCATCACAAAATAATTGGTGAAAAATTTAACCGTATCGCCGAAGGGAAATTAAAACGGTTAATTGTCTGTTTGCCACCACGTCACTCTAAGTCTGAATTTGCCAGCACTTATTTTCCAAGCTGGATGATGGGCCGTCGAGGAAATCTTAAAATAATACAAACCACGCACACGGCTGAACTTGCTGTCAGGTTTGGGCGCAAAGTTCGTAACATAATTGACAGTCAAGAATATCAACATATTTTCCCAGATTTAAAACTGGAATCAGATAACAAGTCAGCTGGTCGGTGGACCAGTAATCAAGAGGGAGAGTTTTTTGCGGCTGGTGTTGGTGGAGCAATAACGGGTCGCGGAGCTGACTTACTGATAATCGATGACCCTCACTCTGAGCAAGATGCAATGTCTCCGACTGCGTTAGAAAGCGCTTACGAGTGGTACACGTCTGGTCCTCGACAGCGTCTCCAGCCGGGCGGGATCATTATTATAGTTATGACTCGATGGTCTACGAAAGACCTTGTCGGAAAAGTATTAAAAAAACAGAATGATGAACATGCAGACAAGTGGGAGGTGGTTGAGTTTCCGGCTATTATGCCTGAAAGTGACACCCCTCTTTGGCCTGAGTTTTGGAAAAAAGAAGAATTGTTGTCGGTCAAAGCTTCGCTTCCGGTATCAAAATGGAATTCTCAGTGGTTGCAAAACCCAACCGCCGAAGAAGGCTCTATTGTAAAAAGAGAGTGGTGGAACACATGGGAGGGTGAGGTTCCTTCTTACTCTTATGTCATCCAGAGCTATGACACAGCATTCAGCAAGAAAGAAACAGCTGACTATTCGGCTATCACCACTTGGGCGATATTTAGTCCAAAAGATGGAGAGGCTGACCAGATTATTTTGTTAGATGCAAAGCGTGTGCGAGTTGATTTTCCAGAGCTTAAAAAATTAGCTTGGGATGAATACAAATATTGGAACCCAGACTGTGTTTTGATCGAGGCCAAGGCTTCTGGCACGCCTTTGACGCAAGAGCTTAGACGCATGGGCATCCCTGTCACGGCGTATACACCGAGTCGCGGACAGGATAAGATTGCTCGAATGAATTCTGTGGCGCCCATATTTGAATCGGGCATGGTTTGGGCAACAGAAGACAATTTTGCTCAAGAAGTGATTGAGGAGATGGCTTCATTTCCGTTTGGGGATCACGATGACTATTGCGACTCATCAACCATGGCGTTGATGAGGTTTCGACAGGGCGGATTTGTTTCGTTGAATGAAGATTATTCTATGGAGGCTGATTTGTTGCCCAGAAATCGTGTTGTCTACTACTAACTATTGAGCTGAGAAATTATGGCTATTGAAAAAAAAGGGTTGGGGACTGAGGACAACCCAGACATTATGGTCGGCGGAAGTGAGATCGAAGTTTTTCCTGATCCAAGCAGGCAGGACCAAATACGCGAAGCCGCAGAAATTTTGGTTACTGAGGATGAAGGAATTCTTCTTGGTGATGAGCAGATGGAAGAGCCTGCCCCAGAAAAAGAAGCTTTTGATGCAAACTTAGTTGAATTTATTGAAAAAGATGAGTTGCAAAGTCTGTCTTCAGATGTTCTGTCTGGAATTAGGAAAGATAAAGATTCTCGAAGTGAGTGGGAAAAAACTTACGTTGACGGGTTGAAGTATTTGGGCATGAAGTTTGATGAGTCTAGATCCCAGCCGTTTGAAGGATCAAGTGGGGTCATACATCCAATTTTGGCAGAGGCTGTCACACAGTTTCAGGCGCAAGCTTACAAAGAAATGCTTCCCGCGAAAGGGCCGGTTAAGTCACAGTTAATTGGCGCCAGAACCGCAGAAACCGAAGCTCAAGCAGACCGCGTACAAGAGTTTATGAACTTTTACATCATGAATGTGATGCAGGATTATGATCCTGAGCTGGATATGCTGTTGTTTTATTTGCCCCTTGCTGGAAGCGCGTTTAAAAAAGTTTACTTTGATACGGTACTGAATAGAGCGGTTGCTAAATTTATNGCCCCAGAAGATTTAATTGTTCCTTACGAGGCAAGCGANCTCAGCAGCGCAGAAAGAATNACTCATTCAATTAGCATGTCTAAGAATGAAATTAAAAAACAACAGCTTTCTGGGTTTTATGCTGACGTAGAAATTAAAGAAACNTCCTCCAATCAAGACTTTTCGGACATCGATAAAGAAATTGACGAGATTGAAGGCGTAAGCCCGTCCTACGCGGAAGACAGAGACCACACGGTTTACGAAATACATACTATTCTCGATTTAAAGGGGTTTGAGGACGTTGGGCAGGACGGAGAGCCTACCGGATTAAAAATTCCTTACATTGTGACCATTGACGAGTCCTCGCAAACCGTTCTTGCAGTTAGAAGAAATTACAACGAACAAGACCCGTTTAAAAATAAAATTAATTACTTTGTTCAGTACAAATTTTTGCCGGGGCTGGGCTTTTACGGGCTAGGCCTGTCGCACATGATTGGTGGTTTGTCCAAGGCGTCTACATCGATTTTACGGCAGTTGATTGATGCAGGAACCTTGGCAAATCTTCCTGCTGGATTTAAAGCAAGAGGTATGCGTATTCGGGATGAGGATGAACCTCTACAGCCCGGAGAGTTTCGAGACATTGATACGACAGGAGGCTCTCTTCGAGAGAATTTAATCCCGCTGCCCATCAAGGAGCCAAGCAGCGTGTTGATGCAGCTTCTTGGTCTTTTAGTTGACTCTGGTAAACGCTTTGCAGCAATCGCGGACACCAACATAGGCGATATGAACCAAGCAATGCCGGTTGGTACTACTGTGGCACTTCTGGAGCGCGGAACAAAAGTCATGAGCGCGATCCATAAAAGGTTGCACTACGCTCAAAGAATTGAGTTCAAGTTGTTGTCTAAGGTCTTTGCAGATTATTTGCCTCCAGAGTACGCCTACGAAACTGGAACTGGCCCTAGAGAAATAAAACAGGGCGATTTCGATGAACGCATAGATGTCATTCCAGTATCAGACCCAAACATATTCTCGCAATCTCAACGCATAACACTTGCTCAAGAACTATTACAGATGGTGCAGTCAAATCCAGAAGTGCATGGTCCTACCGGGATCTACGAGGCTTACAAACGCATGTATGCAGCGCTTGGCATTGATGACGTAGAAAGTTTGTTGCAGCCGCCTGCTGACCAAACCCCTAAACCAATCGATGCTGGGTTGGAAAATGCTGGATTCTTGATGGGGCAACCAGCCCAAGCGTTTGAAGGACAAAACCACAGGGCGCATGTAGACGCTCACAGAGCTTTATTTTTAACGCAAGTGGTCAAAGAAAATCCTCAGCTTCAATCCTTGATCATTAGTCACATCATGCAACATTTGCAGTTTCTTGCTACTGAAATGGCAAGAGAACAGATGCCTCCTGAGCAGACGCAACAACTTCAACAGGCTCAACAACAACTTGCTCAGTTATCTGCGGATGAACAGCAACAAATGTCACAACAGATACAACTGATGATGGACCAGTCTGCCAGCCCGATCATGGCGCAGTTAACACAAGAGCTTCTTCAATCGATTGGTCAAGGCAATGACTCTGATCCGCTGGTTCAAATACGTCAGGCAGAGCTTGACCTGAGAAACAAAGAAATTGATCAAGATCAAACTCAATTTGAATCAAAACAAGATCAGCGGTCTCAAGAAAAGCTTCTTGACACAGAAATACAGAAGGAACGTATTGGTGTGCAAAAAGAAGTAGCCGATGATAAGCTTGGAATTGCTTTGCAGCGACTGGACCAACAAGCAGACTTGAAGCTTATGGAGCTTGGTCAAAAAATGCAAAAATGAAATCAAGGAGATAAGTTATGCCAAATTCTTACCAGTTAGAATCGATTAAAGAGTTGAGGGCGCAAAAGAAAGCGGACAAGAAGGCAGAATCTAAAGCGTTGATTGCTGCAACGCAAGCTGCTGAAGAGGCGCATGAAAAAAATATGGAAAGGATTGCCGCTAAGGTAGCTCGAATTGCTTCAGGAGAGCCTGCTTCAAATCCTGTTGCTGAGCCTGTTGCAGAAGTTGAACAGCAGACTCAAGATGAAAATCCAAAACCGAAATCCCCTATTTTAAAGAAAGCTAAATCTACTAAAAAATCTAAGTAAGGATTATTGATGAAATATGGACGAGCCAAGCCAAAGACCATAACAAAAGTTAAGGACGGCGTGACCGTTAACGCTGGCGTTGAAAAAATTGTTAAATCCAGAGGCGCGGGAGCAGCTACAAAAGGATTAAATTTCAAAGTTAAGTGCTAGACGATGGATGATATTGATCTCCACAGTAAGTTAAAAAGATTGATTGATAATCGAAGAGAACAAATTAGCGAAACACTCATGTCCGGTGCGTTGGAATCTATAGAACATTATAAATTTGTACAAGGGGAACTATCTGCGTTATCCTACATTGAGCAGGAGATAAAAGAACGTCAGAAGGACAGCTAAAGAAATGTCAAAAGCGCAAGAAAAATCAATAGCAGAAGCATACGTTGATCCAGAAGAGAGGGTGTTAGATCCATCTCTTTTAGACCAATCTGTTTTAGATCGTATGCCTCAGCCGGTGGGCTGGCGTATTTTGGTTTTGCCGTATGGCGGCAAGCAAAAAACGAAAGGCGGTATTATTCTGACAAACGAGACCGTGGAGAGAGAGGCGCTGGCTACTGTTGTAGCTTATGTGGTTAAAAAAGGTCCGCAGTGTTACAACCAGCCGGAAAAACATGGAAACGGTGCTTGGTGCGAAGAAAGGCAGTGGGTTTTGATTGGTCGCTATGCTGGATCAAGATTCAAGTTAGAGGACGGCGCGGAAGTGCGAATCATTAATGACGATGAAGTTATTGCCACCATCCTGAATCCAGATGACATAATGAGCGTATAAAATGACAGTTGAAAATGCAAATGCGGAAGAACAGTTAGTTGACGATATAGAAGTTGACGTTCAAGAAGACGAGGTCGTTGATGGCGGGTCGTTAAATTCAGAAAACGAATTGGATTCGTACACTAAAACNGTTAGCAAACGAATTAATAAAAAAAACCAACAAATAAAAGCTGCTGAGGAACGGGCGGCTCAATTTGAATCAATTGCTGCCCAGCGCGAAGCTGAAATAAACGCGCTAAGATCACATCAAGTTGTTCAGAATGCAACGGTTCTGCAAAAAGAAGAAGAGGCTATCAACGCAAAAGAAGCCCAAGCAAACGACCTTTACAAGAAAGCTGTTGAGTCTGGTGACGCTGAATTGATGTCAAAGGCTGACACCTTGAAATCGGACATAAGCATCCAAAAAGAAAAGGTGCGTCTTGCAAAAAACCGACAGCCTCAACCTCAAGCGATGCAACCTCAAGCGGTTGATCCGAATTATTATCAGAACCAGCAACCAGTCCAACAAGAGGCTCAGGTTGAGCCAACCGAAGAAGCGCTGGGCTGGTATGAAAAAAATAAATGGTATGGAGATCAGGAAAACGAAGACAACCTGCAAGCAACCCAGTATGCTTATTTCCAACATTACAACCTCATAAATGAAGGCTTTGAGGCGGATTCAGACGAGTATTACGGGGAGCTGAACAATCGAATTTATAAAGTTTATCCAGACCTGAAATCTTCAGGTGGTAATGACGTTAAAAGTGAAGGCAGACCCGCTGTGCAAAGAGTCGCTTCAACTTCCCCATCAGGAAGCCGTCAACAAACACAAGGCAAGAAGAACGGCGTGACTTTTTCAAAATCTGAAGTTGACCGCCTCCGTGGGTTGAAGCCGCACAACATGACTGAAGAGGCGTGGTTGAAACGGGTGGCCCTAGAGAAACAAAAAATTGCTCAAAGGGAGGCAGTCTAAATGACTACGGTAGAGAAAAAAGAAACGGTGAATAGAAACTCACGTGATTCCGAGACGCACGATAATCAAGCTCGTAGAAAACCATGGCGCCCGGTAAGAAAACTGGAAACCCCTCCTGCACCTCCGGGTTATACCTACAGGTGGATCAGGGCCGAAATGTTGGGTGAAGAAGACCGATCTAACGTCTCAAGACGTTTGCGAGAAGGTTTTGACCTTGTTATGGGGTCAGAGCTTACTTCAGATTGGCAACATATGCCCACCACGGACAACGGCAGACACGCCGGCGTAGTCACAAATGAAGGGTTACTTTTGGCTAAAATTCCAACGGAATCTGTTGACGAGCGCAACGCATATTACTCAGGTAAGAACGAGCAGGCTAAAGAAGCTCTGGACAACACTGTGTTTAGCGATGCACAACGTGACGGAAGGTATGTAAAATACGATCCGCAAAGGGACTCCAAAGTAACTTTTGGTAAATCTTAATTTAGGAGCTTAGAAAAATGGCGAATAAAGACGCTGCTTTCGGAATGCGACCAATCAAAATGATTGGCGGCGCTCCCTACTCTGGTGGACAGTCGAGATATCGAATCGCTTCGTCCTACGGCACATCTATATTTCAAGGAGATATGGTTGCCCAAGTCACCGGAGGCGGAGTAGAGGTTCACGCGGACGCTGGAACCGTCCCAATAGTGGGAGTTTTCAATGGGTGCAGATATACTGACCCAACAACTGGTGAACAGGTTTTTAAAAATTACTATCCGGCGAGCACAGCCGCATCTGACATTTTTGCGTATGTGATCGATGACCCGATGGTTGTCTTTGAAATTCAAGCTAACGCAGCCTTCCCGGTTGCCGATTTACTTGGAAACTTTGATATCGTTTACAGTTCAACCGGAAGCACCAAGACTGGAGTTTCTGGAGCGGAGTTGCAGGTTACCGACGGCGGAACTGGAACCACGTTGTCCGTTAAAGCGATTGATATTTCTGAAGATCCAGAAAATTCAGACGTAAGCGCAGCAAACACAAATGTGTATGTTGTTATCCAAAACCATGTCTTTGGCGTGAAAGGCGCCGGCTTAGCATAAGGAGCTAAATAATGGCTATTTCAAGAGCACAACTAGCTAAAGAGCTAGAGCCGGGCTTAAACAGCCTGTTTGGGATGTCTTATGACTCTTACAGTCAAGAGTACGCCGACATCTTCCCGATGGAGGATTCTGGCCGGGCGTTTGAAGAGGAGGTGCTGATCTCAGGTTTCGGCAGCGCTCCAACGAAAACCGAAGGCGGTGGAGTCTCCTTTGATTCAGCTAACGAGGGGTGGACTGCGCGATATACGCACGACACAATTGCGTTGGCATTTTCTCTTACGGAAGAAGCTGTAGAGGATAATCTCTATGATTCTTTGGGCAAGAGATACGTCAAAGCACTCGCTAAATCGATGGCTAACACGAAGGAAGTAAAAGCTGCTGACGTTCTAAACAACGCCTTTAGCTCTAGCTATACAGGCGGTGACGGACTGTCTCTCATAAATACGGCTCACGTTTTGGCAGGTGGCGGCACAGCTGCTAACCGTTCTACGACGATGTCCGACCTGAACGAGACGAGCTTAGAGGATGCGTTAATTGACATTGCAACATTCACCGATGATCGCGGACTGACGATTTCTGTTCAGGCAACTAAGCTTGTGGTTCCACCACAGCTAACTTTCGTTGCAGACAGGATACTCAATAGCCCCGGAAGAGTCGGAACTGCTGACAATGACATCAACGCAATTAAAAACACTGGGGTTCTGAGTGCTGGTTACACCGTTAACCATTACTTAGCAGATCCAGATGCTTTTTTCTTGTTGACTTCTATCACTGAGCAGGGCGAAGGACTTAAAGGCTTCCAAAGAACTTCAATGGAAACCAGCATGGAGCCAGACTTCACAACTGGTAACATCCGGTACAAATCGAGGGAGCGTTATAGTTTCGGTTGGTCTGACTGGCGCGGAATTTACGGTTCGCAAGGCGCGTAATCTAAAACTCGCAAACACGAAAGAGGGCTTCGGCCCTCTTTTTTTGTGCCTGAAATAAAGTGATAGAAATTTTCTAAGGGTTGTATCTTTAAAATCTATCACTAACAAATAAAGTGATAGAAATTTTCTAAGGGTTGTATCTTTAAAATCTATCACTAACAAATACTTGTATAAAAAGTTGCACATTGACACGGCGTCATGTATATTTAACGCATAACTTGATGAACCGGAGATAAAAATGGAATTGAAACTAGATTGGTCAGCAGAGACAGTCCACACAGATGGGCGTTTCATTAGCACTGCTACTCCTAACCAAGAGTTCTGGTCCGTTTGGCGAGAGCAAAAATCAGCGGTTAAGGCGGCTGGTTATTCTGTCAAAAAAGTTGACGGAAACTGGGTTGCAACCAGATTGCGCGACAACAACGATGCAATAGCCGAATCCCAAGCCTCAGATTCTGACATGGAATTTCCTGTGCCAGAAGGTCTTGCTTACCTTCCTTACCAGAAAGCCGGAATTTCTTACGCGGTCAAGCGATCTTCTACCTTGATCGCTGACGAGATGGGCTTGGGGAAAACCATTCAGGCGATTGGAGTGATCAACGCCACTTCACCTAAAACTGTGTTGGTTGTTTGCCCAGCCTCGCTCAAGATCAACTGGAAAAATGAGATGACCAAGTGGTTGGTTTCTGAGCGCGACATTCAGATCGTCAACGGCGGCGGAGAGCAGATCCCTTCTACTCCAGACGTTGTCATCATCAACTACGACGTTCTTACCAAGCACCAAAACGCTATCAATTCGCGCACTTGGGATCTGGTTGTTATGGACGAGGCCCATTACATCAAAAACGGAAACGCCAAAAGAACCAAAGTGGCTGTTGCGATAAAAGCAAACAGAAAAATTGTATTGACTGGCACTCCAATCACGAATCGCCCTATCGAGCTACAACCTATTGCTGGTTATCTTGACCCAGAAACTTTCGGCAACTTTTTTAAATTTGGCGTGCGTTACGCCGGAGCTTACAAAGATCGTTTTGGCTGGAACTGGGACGGCGCGTCAAACCTTGACGAGCTTCAAAGAATTCTTAGACAGTCTTTCATGATTCGCAGAAGGAAGGATGAGGTCTTAAAAGACCTTCCTGCAAAAGTACGTCAAATTATTGTTTTGCCAAACAGCGCTTACGGCGAAGAAATAACCAAAGAGTTTGAGAACCTTGCGGACGCTGCGGACGCAACTTCTTCTGAAGACATTGATTTTGAGAAAATGTCAGGCGTTCGACATGAAACTGCTCTTGCAAAAGTAGCTGACGTTGTTGCTCACCTTCAAGATGTGGATCATCAAGTGGTTGTGATGGCTCACCACAAAGACGTTGTTGACGGAATCAAGTCTGGCCTAGAAGCTGCTGGCAAATCAGTAGTTACTTTGACTGGCGATTGCAGCCAGTCTCACAGGCAAAACTCTGTAGAAACTTTCCAAGCTGGTAACGCAGATGTGTTTATCGGAACAATCGGAGCAGCTGGTGTTGGCATCACCCTCACCTCAGCAAGCCACGTTGTGTTTGCTGAGCTTGATTGGGTTCCCGGCAACATGTCACAAGCCGAAGATCGATGCCATAGAATTGGTCAAGAAAACTCAGTGCTGGTTCAGCACTTGGTTGTTGACGGATCTATCGACGCTAGGTTGGCAGAAGTTTTGGTCGGCAAGCAACGAGTTTTAGACAAGGCGCTCGACAACGTAATTGTCAACGAAGTCAGCATCGAAGACATTGCTTTAAATGTAGAAGACGTTGAAAAAGCTTTAACGGTTAAAACTAAAAAGCAACCTAAGCCACTTCCTGCTAAAACCGTTGAGGCTCTACAGCAGTGCGTTAAGCGTCTTTGTGAAGCTTGCGACGGAGCGCTTGAGCTTGACGGGACTGGCTTCAATAAAATAGATTCAGGGTTCGGACATTCATTGTCTAATCATTCAATCTGGACTCCAGCTCAACAACATGCTGCAAAAATAATGATTAAAAAATACAAAAAGCAATTAACTAAACTTGGCTTAGAAACTGAATGTGCGATACTGATCCAGTAAGTCCCAGACCAAGGTTAGGGTTTTAACATTCCTTCCCCTTTTCCTTCAAGTCAGGCATGGCTCACCTGTTGGTTGAAACGAGCTATCTTTTGTTTATTCATTGCTATAATATTATTTTTCTAGGCATTAAATCTTGCCCGTTCGACTGACCTAGCAGACAAGCCAAGACAAACGGGCTTATTTTTTCTGGAGAAAAAATTATGGCATCAACTTCATTTACCGGCATTGTTCGGTCAAAAAACGGATTTACCACATATCGAGCTGCTGATAGCACAGGCGAAGTAACCACTTACGGAACCAGAGAAGGTGGTATGTATTCATTGGGCTCTGTCACTGGATCAAGCAGTGTTCTGGGTGCAGCACCGACAGACGTAATATTTGGTAAGGGATCAAACCCCGACCACATCATCAACCCATTCACGAGCGGGACAACTGCGATCACAGATCCTCTTGGAAACGACATTCCTCTAGGATCGGTTCTCTATTACGGGGATCGAGTCTTCAGGTACGGACGCGCTGGTGGAGTTGCACTGACAGCAGGTAAATTGGTTCAAACCTATGTGGCCACGAAAGCTGACCATCAGGATCTAGCACCAACTGCTGGAGTGGCTGCTGGCGAGTACGAGATTTCTGTTGAGACAGCAGGGACTGACCTGACTCTCAATGAGTACGCAGGTGGGTATCTTTATGTAAACGACGATGCCGGTGAAGGTCAGTGCATGAAAATTGCATCTAACCCTGCTCACGATCACAGTGAAGACCCCTCTGTTGTTATCACCACTCACGATGCTCTGACAACTGCGGTCACCACATCATCCAAAGTCTCACTAGTTAAAGACCTTTGGGATGGGCTTTTGGTGGCTCCTGCTGCTGAAACAGGAGCGATTGTTGGTTGCCCAGTTGTTGATATGGCGCTTTCTGCCTACGGCTGGTTCCAAACTTATGGACCAGCAGCAGTGCTAACCTCTGGAACTTTAGTTCTCGGACACAATGTGATGCGTTCAGATACAGCGGCTGGTGCAGTTGAACCAAGCTCTGGATCAACCCTAGACATTGTTGGTGTCTGTATGCTGGTCGATGTGACAACGGATTATTCGCTGATCAAACTCAACATCTGAGGAGATTCATATGGGAATGTCTGATGTAATTGCGGTCACCATAACCGCAGACACAGTAGCCTTAGATGCCGATGGGATATCCGTAGCAGCATCAGTTGGAAACAACGCAGCACTTGTAATAGGTGGTGCGTTGACTTCTGGCGGTTCTGTCACACTTAGTCACGGGAGGATAGTTACTATCCTCTCTGCTGGGGATGATTCGGGAATTTCTTTTACGGTTACTGGTACTGATGTAAATAGTGATGCTCAAACTGAGTCAATCACAGGTGCAAATGCTGGCACAGCTACTGGGTCCAAATATTTTCTAACAATATCTGGTATTTCAGCAGTTGGTAATCCAGCAGGTAACGTCTCAGCGGGGGTTAACGCTTCTGCTGCTGACGTTATTTTTGCAGGTCGATCAAGGATGAAAGGCTCGTTTTTAACGAGCACAGCCACTGCTGGGAATGTAGACTTTTTAAATACCTCGCCAACGGGAACTAGCCTCATGAAGATTAGTTCGGTCAGCGATGCTGATGCCACCAGAGATGTTGTTATTCCAGAAAACGGAGTTTTGTTTTCGGCTGGAATTTACATTCAGTACACGGTGTCAACATTTTTAACCTTGACCGTTTTTCACGCCTGAGTCTGGCATGACTGTAATGCCTAGTTATTACAACAGACCTCTGCCTTTGCCGCAGGCACAGGTTAGGCCTATGCGGCCAAGCCCTTTCTACGGAGGCGGTTTTCGCGGCGGAATGTTTGGCGGGGGGCGCCCTCCACCTTTTATGGGCGGAGGACGGTTTGGCGGAAGGATGCCTCGAAGAAGTCCTTATGGCGGCGGAATGTTTGGTGGCGGAGGTAGGTTTGGTGGTGGAGGTAGGTTCGGAGGCAGAAGGCCTCCACCTTTTATGGGTGGAGGAGGATTTGGCGGATTTAGGCCTACCTTTATGAACCGTATGGGTGGAGATGGACGATTTGGCGGAATGCAACGGCCTCCATTTGGCGGAGGGTTCAGGCCTCCATTTGGCGGCAGTACAGGCGAGGTTGGCGGAAATGACTATTCTGCTCAAATAAGTGAGTTAGAGAAAAAGATTAAAGAGCTTCAGGCGCAATTCTCTGGACAACCAGCAGCTTCGCCTGAAATTACAAATTCACTAAAGGGCAGAAACCTTTCTTCCGGGTTTGCTGGTTTTTCAGAAAGACGGGGTAGTCCAATGAATACTATAGCGCCAGAGCCTCCAACTGCCTCTTACAACCCAGTGCCACAGGTTGATGTGGATGCTTTTCAACAATTCAAAGCAGGAATAAACGTGCCTGACTTTAACACGCCACCCGGAACACCAATTGCAATACCTCCCTCTGTTGGTGGCCAATATGAAGAGCCTGCAAGAGAATTCTTAAAAAGCACTCCGGCCCCCTTGGACCCAAATTATGCTTTACAGCCGGGAGATCCGGGGTATATGACAAGCGGTCCCGCTGTTCCTGATTTTTTAATTCCAAACAATACGCCAGCCTTTCAATTTCAAGGACCAGTTCTTCCGACAGTAAAGAGAGTCGGTAGACCAGTTCCTCCGACAGTAATTCCTCCGACAGTAATTCCTCCGACAGTAATTCCTCCGACAGTAAAGAGAGGCGGAATAGGCGGATTAAGCGGCATGATGGGTGGAGCGGTTCCGGCTCTGATTGGGATGGCATCTAATGACAATGATCGATTTAATCTAGCAAGAATGATGATGAACAGAAGATAATCATGTCTTTGTACGAAAACATTCACAAAAAAAGACAAAGAATTAAGCAGCAGAAAGCAAAAGGGAAAACTCCTGAGCGTATGAGGAAACCGGGATCAAAAGGTGCGCCTACGGCGAAGGCGTTTAAAAAAGCAGCAGGAATGCAAGGAGGCGGAGGCGTTATGCCGCTACGAAAAGGTCAGTCACAAAAGTCGGTTTCACACAACATTAAATTAATGCGTAGCGAAGGCAAGCCTCAAGACCAAGCGGTTGCTATTGCTATGCAAACTGCAAAAAATATGATGACGGGTGGCCCTGTCACTAAAAACAAAAAAGGCAACTGCGGGTTGTACGGAAGAACTTAGATGGCGTTAAGCGGAAGCAAAGACTTTGAACCAGATGTGGCGGAATATGTCGAAGAGGCATTTGAGCGCTGTGGGCTAGAGCTTAGGACTGGCTACGATTTAAAAACCGCTCGTCGCAGCGTGAACTTGATGCTGGCCGAATGGTCAAACAGAGGTCTGAACCAGTGGACGATCAAGCAGAAGACAGTCGCTATGGTTGACGGAACTGCCGTTTATAATATTGATTCAGCCAACGCGACTGCGCCAATCGACGTGTTGGATGGTTTTATCAGAGAGACAGTTGGCGGCTCAAATATAGACATGCCGCTTAATCGAATGAATCGTGCCGAGTATTCCAACGTCACCAACAAAAGCACAACCGGGAAACCTAACCAGATTTTTGTTGACAAACAAACTACCCCAACAATTACGGTTTGGCCTGTTCCTGACAAAAGCTCGACCTACACAATCTACATGAATGTGCTGACTAGGATGGACGATGCTGACGGCGCGGCCAACACGGTAGAGCTACCGTTTCGGTTTTATCCGTGTTTTACCGCAGGCTTGGCTTATTACTTGAGTTTGAAAAAATCTCCAGAGCGATCAGCTGTTTTAAAACAACTTTACGAAGAAGAATTTGAAAGAGCAATGTCTCAGGATCAATCCAGAGCGTCATTTAGAATTTCGCCAAACTTAGGCGGGTACAACTCCGCATAACTATGGCGTTTGCTCAAGGGAAAAAAGCTTACGGAATTTGCGACATCACTGGGTTTCGTTATCGACTTCGGGACATGAAAAAGACTTGGGATGGGCTGTTAGTTGGCCCTGACCAGTGGTCGCCAAAAAGTCCACAACTTGATCCAAAGCCAAAACCAGCTGACCCTCAAGCTTTGAAAAACCCAAGGCCAGATACTTCCGTTGAGAACAATGCGTTTGTGGTGTACACAAATGTGGGTAAAGGTATAATTGGTACAAAGCTAGAAACCTACCAAGTTCAGGTAGATTTAGGCGAAGTAACAATTGAGGTGACTTGAGATGAGTTTTACTTACGCGACATTGAAGACCGCTATCCAAGATTATCTAGAATCTTCGGAAAGCACTTTTGTGACAAACTTGCCTACTTTTATTAAAGAAGCTGAGTCTCGAATTTTTAAATTAGTTCAGCTGCCAGAGCAAAGAAAAAATGTGCAAGGCACCTTGACAGCAAGTAATCGGTTTCTAGCGACTCCAAGTGATTTTTATGCACCTTTCAGCGTTGCGGTAATTTCAAGTAATGTTTATTACTATTTGGATTTTAAGCATTCATCATTTATAAAAGAATATGCGCCATCGACTGCAACCACTGGGTTGCCAAAATATTACTCACTGTTTGATGACTCTGCTTTTGAACTTGCGCCTGTGCCAGATTCTGCTTACACTGTTGAGCTTCACTACCTTTACAAGCCGGCATCTTTGACTTCTGGCGCAGATGGCGGAACAACTTTTTTATCAACCGACTATCCTGACGCTCTTCTTTACGGATCTTTGACTGAAGCTTCAATCTTTTTGAAAGAAACTCCAGATGTGGTTGGTAATTTTGAAGCGCGATTTAAAGAAGCAATTGCGAGAATGAAAAACATTTCAGAAGGTCGAGAGACGAGGGACGAGTATCGTTATGATTTACTCCGCACTGGAGTAAGTTAGTGGACCCCATCAAGTCGCTTGAAGGCGCCCACATAGCGATTGTGGCGCTCGGTAACTCACAAATAGATTACGCGCTTGGTCGGGAAAACTCGCTGAAATGGGACGAGGTTTGGACCATCAACTCTGCTGCCTCCGTCTACAAATCAGACCGGATGTTCATGCTTGATCCTGCCAGCCGGTTTTTTGACACTGATGACGCTGGCGCCCAAACCGATGTCATGCAACAAATATTGCCTACCCTAGAAATTCCTTGTTACACGTGCGAATTAGATATAAGGGCGCCTTCTGCTGTCGTTTATCCTGTCAAAGAAGTCATTCAATCAACCAAGTGCGCTTACCTCAACAACACAATACCCATGACAATTGCTTTCGCCTATTGGAACAAAGTTTCGCGCATTGATTTATTTGGAGTTGATTTTAGTTATCAGAACAACATTCATTTTGCAGAAGCGGGGCGTGCCTGCGTTGAGTTTTGGATTTCAAAGTGCATGGACAAAGGAATTCACATTGGTTGCTCTGGGAAATCATCTATACTGGACAACAATGTTCCGTTAGACCAAAGAATTTATGGGTTTCACCGTCTTGCAGATCCAATGGTGGCTGTGCCAAATGACGAAAACTGGGTTGTGTGCAACAAGTCTGAGATGGTTGAAAATGAACTGCAAGAAGAAGAATTAAAGCCGCCAGAGCCGTGGAGGGGATGAGGTGACGGAAAACTCTTTCTTGGAGCTAGGTGATGTCATGGTTGTAACCACTGAGAACAAGGGTCATGACCCAGAGTTCTGGGCTGAACAAATCACCAAGAAGATTTGTTCGATTTCCGAAAACGCAGCTCCGCATGTTCGGCAACAGGCAGAAGCTTTTCAAACTTATATTTATCAAATTGTTTTAAATGGGTTGAAAAACGCCATTACCTCTGACAGAACAACCATGGTAAACTTATTAACAAGTCAGGGTCACCATGACATGGCTAAAATAATTAAGGAGCTTTGATGTGGCTATAACCTCTGCGATTGCAACCAGTTTTAAAGTAGAGCTTTTAAAAGGAGTTCATAATTTTACTGCTGATGACGACCAATTTAAGCTTGCGCTATATACAAGCTCTGCCAGCTTGGGCGCGGCTACAACGGCTTATACTTCATCTAATGAGGTGAGCGGCACAAATTACACAGCGAAAGGTGGGTTTTTAACTACTGTGACTCCAGTTGCTTCAGGAACTACAGCGCTTGTAGATATGGCTGATTTGACATTTGGAACAGCAACCGTAACCGCACGAGGTGCGTTAATTTTTAACGAAGTGGCTAGCGGAGACCCTGCTGTTTGTGCAATCGATTTTGGTGGAGACAAAACCAGCACAGCTGGTAACTTTACGATTGTTTTCCCTGCGGCAAATGCCACGGCTGCAATTATTCGTTTAGCTTAAAATTTAATCTTTTGTGGTAGAATTTTTCTATGCCACTTACTACGTTTAATTTCAAACCCGGAATCAACAAGGAAGAAACCGACTACTCCAATGAAAATGGGTGGTCGGACGGGAACCTTATTCGTTTCCGAAAGGGCCGTCCAGAAAAAATAGGCGGATGGCTCGCTCTCACCACCTCTACCTTTTTAGGTTTAGCAAGAGCGCTTCATAGCTGGATTTCTTTGGGCGGAACTCGATATCTAGGTATCGGAACAACCGTTAAATATTATGTTGAAGAGGGTGAAAAATATAACGACGTAACTCCTTTGAGGGTTACTACTTCTGCTGGTGACGTAGTCTTTGCTGCAACCAACGGTTCTTCAACCGTAACCATAACTGACGCAAGTCATGGCGCAGTCACAAATGATTTTGTTACTTTTTCTGGAGCCGCCTCTCTTGGAGGATTGGTCACGGCTGCGGTCCTCAATCAAGAATATCAAATCCTTTTGGTGACTGGCGCAAACACTTACACGGTAACGGCAAAAGACACGTCTGGAGACACGGTCACTGCAAATGCTAGTGACAGTGGTAACGGTGGTTCCAATGTTGTTGGAGCATATCAGATAAATGTAGGTCTTGACGTTTATGTGCCATCGACTGGCTGGGGCGTTAACACTTGGGGCAACTCAACATTTGGCTCAGCTTCCTCAATCAGCGCATCAGGCCAACTCCGTTTGTGGACTCACGACAATTACGGTGAAAACTTAATTGTCAATCCGCGAGGCGGAGGCATTTATCGATGGGTCGAGAACAATGGAATTTCTGTTAGAGCGTTAGAGCTTTCTGGTGTATCTGGAGCAAGCAAAGTCCCAACCCTTGGACTACAAGTGATTACGAGTGAGGTTGATCGTCACCTGATTGTTTTGGGCGCAGACCCCCTTGATTCAAGTGGAGATAGAACCACGGTTATTGATCCGATGTTTATCGCGTTTAGCGACTTTGAAAACGAGCTGGACTTCAACCCTACCACAACAAACTCAGCCGGATCAGTACGGTTGTCTTCTGGCTCGCTAATTATTGGAGGATTGAAATCTAGACAAGAAACTTTGATCTGGACCGATACAAGCTTGTACTCGATGACATTTATCGGGCCTCCTTTGACGTTTGCAGTAAATTTGATCAACGAAGGGGCTGGGTTGGTTTCTCCAAAGGCAGCAGTCAACAGCCCTGTTGGCGTTTTCTTCATGAGCAAAAACGGGTTCTATTTCTACAATGGTTCGGTCAAACGATTGCCGTGCAGTGTTCAGGATTACGTTTTTTCTGACCTGAATCTTAGTCAAGCTTTTAAATGTTTTGTTTCTTTGAATGCTGAAAACTCAGAAGTGTGGTTTTGGTACGTTTCTCTTGAAGATGACACAGAAGAAATATCTCGATACGCGATGTATAACTATGAAGATCAAGCTTGGAGCATTGGGTCACTCGTTAGGCACGGGTGGTTGGATTCGGGAATCGAAGACAAGCCAAGGGCTGGCGGAGGCACGTCTTCTGCTGGATATATTTACGTCCACGAAAAAGGTTTTAACAACGATTCAAGCGCGATGGAAAATGTTTTTATTGAGTCGGCTGACATTGACCTTGGTGATGGCGAAAACTTCATGTTTGTTAAGAAGATGATCCCAGACATTAAGTTTGCAACCAGCGCTGGTGTTTCAAACACGCCGGCAATCAATATTGTTGTTAAAAAAAGAGATTACAATTCTGACAGTTTGTCCACTGAGTCAACAAACCAGATAACCTCTTCAACTAATTTTGCAAGCCTGAGAACCAGAACAAGACAGATGGTGTTGAGGTTCGAGTCTGACGATGACAATACCTCTGAAAACGCAAAGGGTTACAAGTGGCGACTTGGAAACACAAGGATTGATGTCCAACCTTCTGGTCGGAGATGATCATTGTCAAAGATTCTTGAAACACGGTTGCCGCTTTCGGATGGCGAATCGGTTTCTACTGACACATTTAATCGGCTGGTTCGCATACTTGAAATCAACCTTGGGTCAGCCGATATTGACAAAACCCCAGCTTTTAACGCAGATGAAATTTCTACGTTACAATTTGCGACTGGTGCTATAATATTTAATTCAACAGTCGAGGTTCATCAGGCTTTTGACGGAAATGTGTTCAGAAATTTGTACGAACATCAAACCTATCCTACAGGTTTGGGAGCAACTTTTGGAATCGGTTCAGTGACAGTCACTATAAGTTGAGAAAAATATGGCCATCTCACCACAATTACAATCTCGAATAGATAACTTTACAGGTGGTGGCAGGGGTTCTTTTTTACCCGAAACACAACCTGTCACGCCTCTTTCCCCGACTATGGATGTTGGACAATCAATTGATGATATTTCTCAAAGCTTGTCTAGGTTTGCCCCGTATGGCGACGGCAAAACTGTAGATTACATGGTGACTGACAGCGCTCAAGGTCCGAATGAAAGCAATCAATCTTTAACGGTATTTAGAGAAGTGGTGAAACAAATTGGTCTTCCAGCAGAAAACATGGAAGAAGCAAAAGCCATATTTGATTATGAGGCTAGGCAGAACGGGTTAAATTTTGCTGCATCAGAATTGATGAAAAGATTTGGCCAGATGAGTCAAAGCGAAAATACTCTTGCACAAGATCCAAGAGATTATAGGGTGTCTTCGATGTCAGAAATGGCATCTGGAACTGAGCCATTTTCACCTGAATCGGGAAATTTGTATCGAGGCCCACAAGATGCGCCTACAAGCCAAGATTTAATTAACAGGTTTGAAGCTGAAATGGCTGCTAAAGGTAGAGATACAGGTCAAGGATCTGTTGCTACAGGCGCAGACGTATTAACTCAAAACTTTCAAGAAGGTGGCGGAGTCGAGCAGATGATGATGGAGGCAGAGCCTGATCCTGAGATGATGATTCAGGCAGGCCAAAACATTGCTCTCGAAGAAGCAATTAACGGGATGATGTCAGAGCAAATGCAGTCTGAAGATCCAGAAGAACAGGAAATGTTCGCAATCGCTAGCGAAAATATCATGGGCGTAGCTAACGCGCCGATGGGCCAAGAAGCTCAAATGATTGCAGCAGAAGGACGCGGAGAAGACACGGCTTTGGCGCATTTGCGCCCCGGTGAAGTTGTTCTGCCGCCAGAAATGTTTGAGGACGCTCAATTTGAATCCGTGGTTGAAGATCGATTTAACCAGCTTGAGCTAGATCCTGAGCGTTATGTGGTGGGTGTTGGTATTGCCAGCCTGAACCCTGTTACTGGATTAGAGGAGTTTGGAGGATTTAAAAAAGTCGGCAAGTTTCTTAAAAAGGCTGCTCCTTACATCGCCGCAGCTGCAACCGTCTTCCCCGGAGTCGGCACGGCAATCGGTTCAGCACTTGGCGGCATTGGAGGCTTGGCTGGCAAAGCGGCTGGTGCAATTGGCTTAGAAGGTGTTGCAGACACAATTGGCGGTTTTGCTTCATCAGGATTGAGAGGCATTGCTGGTTTAGGAATTCCCGGAATATCTCCGATTGCGGGTGGTGCTTCTGCTGGAAGTTTTACAAAACCTTTTGCTGGAGGATTTAGTCTGACTGGCGGAGGAATGTTTGGGAAGCCGGGATCAGAGTTTTATGGCGCTGATCAGGGTGATGTTTTAAACCGATTTTTGAGAGGTGGAGGCCAACAGCAAGGTGGAGGCCAACAGCAAGGTGGAGGCCAACAGCAAGGTGGAGGCGCTGCCAGTGAACAACAAAAAATACAAGCGCTGCTTGATGCAGGAGTTACTGAAGAAGACATAGCAATTTCCGGCCCTGATGCTTGGTTAGAGCATCTTGGAATAGATCCGTCTGCTGGGACAGGCCAAGGAGCAGCAACTGGTCCTTTAGGCGGAAAAGTTTTGCCTTGGTTGAAAAACACATTTCTTGGTGGAGGCGGAGAAGGTGAAGGAGGCGGAATTCTTGGTCTGCTTGGCTTAGGCGGGAAAGGCGATCTAGGAAAGCTAGCACTTGGCGGCGGCGCTGCCTACATGCTTGGAAAGCTGGCCATGGATGAAGCTAAGAAAGACAAAGGCGTTCCCAAGGTTCCTCTAA